GATATTTTTACGAATGTTAATGGTGCTGCTGGTGTTGCTTATGTTGATAAAATCAATAGAAATACCAGTGCTGGTGCTCCTTATAGAAAAAAAGAAAAAATTGTTTATGACAAAAATACCACCAGCACATGGCATGCAAGATCCTGTTGTATTGTGTCCCCTTATTTTGCGGCGTATGGAAGAAATGGAAGAAAAAATGGCTAATGGAGAAAGATCTTATCCTGTTTTTACAGCAGTATTTAAAGATGAGCCTGTTTCACATGCAAAAATTCAGAAAAAGAAAACACGAGTATTTACAGGAGCTCCTTTGGAGTTCACATTGATTGTAAGAAAATACTTTCTTAGTGCTATTCGTCTAATACAAAATAATCGTTTTGCATTTGAAGCTGGTCCGGGTACCATTGCGCAATCTCGCGAGTGGCATGAGATTTACAATTATCTCATTGCACATGGAAAAGATAGAATTATTGCTGGAGATTATGCAAGTTATGATAAACGAATGTCAGCCCAAGTTATGATGAAAGCCTTCAAAATTCTTATAAGGTTAGCTGAAAGATCTGGGAATTATTCAAAAACTGATATTCAGATCATGTGGGCGGCTGCTAATGATACATCATTTCCTTTAGTAGATTTTTTCGGAGATTTAGTAGAGATGTACGGTAGCAATCCCTCAGGACACCCTTTGACAGTTATTATCAACTCTCTGGTTAATAGTATATATATGCGTTACGCGTATATCATGCTTAATCCAGATCGAGAATGCATAACTTTCAGTAAGAATGTGAATTTATTCACATATGGTGATGATAATATAATGGGAGTATCTAGAGCAATAGAATTTTTCAATCATACAAGTATATCAAATTACTTTGCAGAAATAGACATGACGTACACAATGGCAGATAAAGAAGCAGAAAGTGTCCCTTTCATTCACATTAACGATGCAACCTTTTTGAAGCGTTCATTTAGTTATGACGCTGATATAGATGCAGTAGTAGGAAAATTAGACCATGATTCAATAGAAAAGATGTTGATGGTGTGGGTGAGAAGTAAGACTATTGTTTGGCAAGAACAAGCCATTGCAATTATTGCATCTGCGAACATGGAGTACTTTTGGTACGGAAAAAAGATCTATGAAGAAAAACAAATAATGTTTAGAAATTTGATGAAGCATTTAGATATCGAAGATTGGGAAGATCGGAGTACGTTACCTCCATGGGATGTATTGTTGGATCGTTTTAATAAATGTTCCAAACATGTAGTACTAGCAAAAGAACAAAGTGATATTCAAGATAGAAAGCAGTTTAATGTGCCAGAAGAAATTATGGATAGAATTCTTGAATTCAATAGACAACCTCTTACATTTGCACAATTTATTGATGCTGTAGAGCATGAGGAAATGACAAACAGATACGATCACATCAATTGGGAAGAAGCTATTCGCGATTTTAATATTAGAATTGTGATGGAACCTGTGAGGAGACGTCGTATGAATCATCTTTGGAGACAACATCTTAGATATTCATTAACCACTTTACTTGTCACTTTTGTTCTTGATGTATTAGCATGTTGTTTGTTTGTATATTTCACTACAGTGGATAAATCATACGGAAACACAGTTGCTTTATGTAGTTCTTTCTTATTGCTTTTTGCATGTAACTTTCTTTTTGTTGCAAATGTGTTTGGATGCAGTGAC